GTTATCTTAAATTTATTGAAATAATAAAATGGCGAAGATTAAAGAACAAATAAATTACGGGGATAGACCCGAAAGAATGGACCCAAGATTAGAACGAAAATTGGGAAGTCCTGAAAGTTTGTATGCAAAGAATCCTGCAATGAGAAAGGGAGCTGCGGATGTTCAAAGATTAGTGAGTTCAAGATTTGGAAAGGTTGCTGATAAGTTGAAACAAGTGACTGGAGTAGAGGATATTAGTTCTCAACAAGTTCAAGGAATGCTTTTTCAAGAAATGATGAGTATAGTTCCAGGAATAACAAGAATCGAAGGCCGGCATAGAGAAGAATTAGAACAACTCGCAATCGACGCATGTTTAGAAGAAACACAAGTCCCTGCTGATTGGTTTACGATTGAGGCATTATTGAATAGATCACCTATTAATATTTCGGATTTCAGAATGCAGGCTACTAAACCAAAGAAAAAGGAAGAGTCCCCTGAAATCCCTTCGTTTGATGTCGAAGATTTGACTGATGAAGAAGTGATGGAATTGGAAATCCATAAAAGAAACATGATTAATGCACTTGTTCAAGGAGCGGCAAAAAAGGGACATTATATTTTTCAAAAACCTGAAATCAAATCAAGATTGGATGAAATTAACCCTCAATTATATCCTGCTTATTTGAAAATTATGTCAATCAATGACTTCATGTATTTTTCTATGGAACAAATGATTGAAATGATGTCTCAAACAGGTAATGGTGTTGCAGGAAAAGTCAAGTTAGAAAATAAAGATGAAGATGAAGAAGAGGGTGGAGAAGATGAACCTGATACAAAAATTGTAGCTCAAGGTTTAATATTCCCAATTTTGTGTCATGAAATAATCAAAGGGTTAGAGGAATCTATCGCAAGACACGGATTACCTGAAGATCCTGAAATGTCTCAACAAGTTAGAGGAGTAACGGATGTTTTATCAAACGAACCGATGCAACTTAGAATTGGACCTGAAATTGTTGAAAAATTAAGATTTGCATTACCTGACGAAATGTATGATGAAGTAAACAAAGGATTGGTACCTTGGTTTTATTCAATTCTTTATAAGACAGAAGCTAAAGAATTTTTAGACATCATTGGTAATGCAATTTCTGAAGATGAATCCAAAGTAAGAAAGGCAACTGCAAAATTCAAAGAAATTATGAAACAAGCTCAACAGTCAAAGAGTGAGTATGATGATTTCAAAGGAGAAGAAGGTTCCGAAGATGAAGATGATGATTTGGACCAACTGTATAGAGATTTGGGAATTCCAAGACCATAAATCAGAATATGATTTAACTGTGTGAACAAAGAACAATTAATTATAGAATATACGAAGTGTATGAGGAGTACTCCTTATGCACTTCGTTCTTATTTACAGACATACGATAATACCGTGTCCAAGTATGTCCCATTAGAACTTTTTCCTGACCAACTTACATTACTCGAAGATTACGAAAAATACAACGAAAACATTGCGTTGAAATACAGACAAGCAGGGGTTTCAACTGTAACCGCGGCTTGGGCTTCAAAAAAACTTGCATTTGCAAGAAAGGAAAAACCTGAAAAAGTTCTAATAATTGCCAACAAGTTGGATACCTCCGTGGAAATGGCCAACAAAATAAGGTCATTTATTGAACAATGGCCTGATTGGGTTAATATTGGTTTTTCTGCGGAAAAAAATTCACAAAGACATTTCAAACTTAATAATGGATGTGAAGTGAAAGCGGTGGCAACATCCAAAGATGCTCTTAGAGGTTATACTCCAACAATTCTTATTTTTGACGAAGCCGCCTTTATTGAGGCTGATGGAGACTTTTGGTCTGCTTGTATGGCGTCACTATCCACGGGTGGTAAAGTTATCGTAGTTTCCACTCCAAACGGTTACGATCCAATATATTATGAAATTTATGACCAAGCATTAAGAGGGATGAATGATTTCAAAATCTCTGAAATGTTTTGGTATCGTGACCCTCGTTATACCAAAGATTTATACATGGTAAAAACGAATGATTTGGTTCATTATCTTTTGAATCGAGAGGATTATCCTATAGATACCGTAATTAACTTAGCTAATGATAATCCTTATGAGAGAGACCATACTATTGTAACAGATTATATTTCTCAAGGATATAAGCCTTGTTCCGCATGGTTCGAAGGAATGGTAAAGAAACTCAAGTACGATAGACGTAAAGTTGCACAAGAACTTGAATGTAACTTCTTAGGATCGGGTGATAACGTATTCGATTCAGATTTGATGCAGAACATTTCCAAAAACCAATTAAGACCCCCACAAGCCAAACTTATGGGTAATGCTTTGTGGATTTTTAAGGAGCCTGTAAATGGTCACAAATATGTAATGGGGGTTGACGTTTCTCGTGGGGATTCTGAGGATTTTTCATCAATCCAAATCATTGATTTTGATGAACGAGAACAAGTATTAGAGTATGTTGGTAAGATTCCTCCTGATGTATTAGCTGAAATCGCTTATAAGTGGGGAACAATGTACAACGCATTCTGTGTAATTGATATTACTGGAGGTATGGGAGTTTCAACTGCAAGAAAAATGCAAGAGTTACAATACCAACCGGGGTTATATGTTGACGGGATTGACACATCTAATAAGTGGAAGTGGGACCCAAAGATAAATGATAGAATTCCTGGAATTAACTTCAATACTAAGAGAGTTCAAATTATTGCGGCATTTGAAGAAGGTGTTAGACATGGATTCAAAATATATTCTCATAGAACATATAATGAGATGAATACTTTTGTATATATTAATGGAAGACCTGACCACCAGAAAGGACAACACGATGATTGTATTATGGGACTTTCGATGGCATTGTATGTTGCGGAAAAATCATTTCAATCATTAACGAAAGTTGTTAATCATACAAAGGCAATGTTAAATTCATGGTCTACAGTTATGAATGAGAATAAAAATACTTCAGATTTTTTTAATCCTTTGGTACCTCAGATGGGTAGAGACCCAAACCTAACTAATAATGGGGCCAGTAAAGAGGATTATCAAAAATATGGTTGGTTATTTGGATCTAAATAACTATTTATATTATCAGGGTAAATAGTAACATTACGTATGGCAGAACAAAATATGACAGTTTGGCAAAGATTGTCACAAACATTTGGACCGAATTCACTTCTCAATCAAGATTATCCAACGTTTAAGTTCGATAAAAAGGAACTTTTGCGTACCAAAAGTAGAGAAGAATACGAAAAAGAGAAACTTCAAGCACAACAAACATATTATCTTACGAACCAATGGTCCAAGGTAGAGAACAATCTGTATTCACAGGCGATTTATTATGAACCAACAAGGTTATCCGCTCAATACGACTATGAATCGATGGAGTATACTCCTGAGATTTCTGCAGCATTAGACATTTATGCTGAAGAATCCACTACGACAAACGAGGATGGATTCATATTACAAATTTATTCTGAATCAAAAAGAATAAAAGGAGTATTGGCGGATTTATTCAATAATGCATTGGATATCAATACTAATTTACCAATGTGGACACGAAACACCTGTAAGTATGGTGATAACTTTGTGTATCTTAAATTAGACCCTGAAAAAGGAATTGTTGGAGTACAACAATTACCAACCATAGAAATAGAACGACATGAGGTAGGTGCTAGTGGTAAAATATCTGTGGATGTTAAAAATGAAGTTGACAAAGACAAAAAAGCTTTACACTTTACATGGAAGAATAAAAACATGGAATTCCAATCATGGGAAATTGCTCACTTCAGATTGTTGGGGGATGATAGAAAACTACCATACGGAACCTCTATGTTAGAAAAAGCAAGACGTATTTGGAAACAACTTTTGCTTTCCGAAGATGCAATGTTAATTTACCGTACGTCAAGAGCTCCCGAAAGAAGGATGTTCAAGGTCTTTGTCGGAAATATGAATGATGATGATGTTGAAGCATATGTACAACGTGTTGCCAACAAATTCAAAAGAGAACAAGTGGTGGATAGTAAGACTGGAAACGTAGACATGAGATTCAATCAAATGGCGGTTGACCAAGATTACTTTATCCCCGTTCGTGATCCCTCAGCTCCAGACCCAATTACTACATTACCTGGTGCAACTAACCTATCTGAAATTGCCGACATTGAATATATTCAAAAGAAACTATTAACTGCCTTACGAGTACCGAAAGCATTTTTGGGATTTGAAGAAGTTGTTGGTGACGGTAAA